CTGATTATTACAACATGGTTTCAGGACCAATGTTCAAAGTGCTTATGGACCGATTTCTCTTGACGGAAAATTCGCTTGAGAACATCAAGTTTAGAGTGGCTTACAAACAACATACTCCCCAGATTGTCAAGTTCCTGGAGAGTAGCAAAAGCCGCTCTTTTATTGAAGCGGATTTCACCGCAAATGACAAGTCACAGGTGAAAGACGTTATGGAATTGGAGCTCATGTTCATGAGGCGGTTGGGTGCTCCGAAGTGGTTTCTAGACGTGCATAAAGCGTCCAATAAGTTCTCCGTGATCAACACGAAGTACGGTATATCTGCCGTCGCGGAGAACCAGTTGCCCACCGGGGCAACTGATGGAACTTTTAGGAACACGTTTTGGAACCTGTCAATCTTCTATTGCTGGGCGACAAAATACAAGGTCAAAGGGGCCTTGGCTTGCTTTCTTGGGGATGACATGATTGCCGGTTTACCAAAGAGGATAAGGAGGGCGTCGCGACATTATAACGCCGTTGCGCAGCACGCTAGGATGACTGCCAAGGTAACAACGGCGCCCTCTCTGCATAACATGCACTTTTTGTCCAAACATTTTGTCCCCGTTACGCGGGGGGAAAATTCGCATGTTATGCTTCCTTTTATAGGCAAGGTCATCGCCAAGTTTAACGTCAGGCCGAACTGTAACCAAGCAGTTACTGACGATCAATATATGGCAGGCAAGGCTCTTTCCCATTGTTATGAGTTCAGGTATTGTCACGTCATCAGGGATTTGTTCGTTGAACGCGCTAATTTCCATTTGGCCCGATCTGGTGGGACATACTCTTTAGAGGGTGTGTCCTACCATGTACGCGTTTTCGCTATGTACAAGGGTCAAATTGAAGACATGATTTCTGGCGCGGACCGATACGAAGACCTGGTTTCTGCTGACGACCTGAGTTTGCATTGGATAACTTTGGCCGATATTACGTTCACAGACCTGTACCCTTTGCTAAGGCATTTCATTCTGAGGTACGATTACGAGGTTTTGGATCACGAGGCCCTTCACAGCCTGGTTGATTATTGACGTTTCTCCGCACATGC